TAAGTTAGGTTCTTTCTCTTCTTTTTTCTCTGATTTTTTTACACCAATAAGATCATTGTTTGGTGTTAATATCGATGACTGTTCCTTCATTGTGCTCCTTATCGTTTAGCAGGTTAGAGATTTCCTGACGCACTGATTCCAGTGCATTGATTTGTCCTATTATATACTTGTAATTTTCCATATTGTCAATACCACCTGATGTAACTGAAATTGATAATTGTTCTATTCTTGAATCTAGGAATCTTAAAGTTTTATTTATTACTGTTTCTAATTGCACTAAACACCAACTTTCTTCATAGCTTTTTTATGACTTTTTGAAAATGACATTCCTTTTTTCATGTCTTTTTTCATACTAGCCATATGCTTTGAAGAATGATGTTTGCTGTGTTTTTTTAGAGTTTCTTTTTGTCTTTTAGTTATTTTTTTTAACACTTCCATCTCCTTCTTGCCTGACGGATTCGTGAGTTTGGATCGTTACGTGTTTTTGCTGATGAGTTTCTTAATTGACCTGCGCTTCTTGCACAGTACGACTTACGTCGGTTTGCAGCTTTTGACCCTTTTTTCACTTTACCAGTCACGGCTGTTTTTAATTTACTTCCAGGGTTTGCGGCCCTGTAAGCTCTTACACCTTTAGCTGTCATTCCAGCTCCAGATTTTGTTTTTCTATAATTAGCGTTTTTGCCTGTAGTTGTTTTTCTAATTGTACCACCTTTTGCTTTTTCAATTCTACCACCAGATGCTTTAAACTTGGTTCTTGGTGATGTTCTTAAATTTCTATTTTCTTTTTTTTCTTCTTGGTATTCTCTAATTTCTTTTGAAGTTAAGTTACCTAAATATTTACCATCATCATAAGCTGGAACTGTATTTTTATTATATCTACTCATTATGCAAATGTCTTTACGTTAGTTGGTTTACCACCGGGATTACCTGCTGCTCTTTTCCGTTTGACAGCACTCGCCTTTTGCCCTTTTGACATCCGTGTGGCTTTTGCAAGTGGGACGCATTTCGGATACTTCCTCTTTGAGCCTTTGCTTCTCCCGCATGGTTGATACTTGCCATCTTTCTTCGGTGCTCCAATGTCCACCCATTTCTCTGCTACCCATTTTCTTAATCCACCGTTTGAAAAGTGTGTACGCATTACGAATTCTTTCCGTAAGCTCTTCCTTTGCCTTTAGTAGCCATCTTACATTTAGAGCCATTCTTGTAACCCATTCGTCCACCGTCTGCAACTTCATATCTTTTGGGAGGATTACCTGTATTAAATGTTCCTTCAGGTCCTAATGGTTTATCAAATTCTACACCATCTCTTTTAAATTTTTTTTTATCACCCGTTTTCTTATCCATGAATTTTTTACTTTTTGGATCATTAGGTTTTAATTTTGTTCTTGGATCTGGTCCTGCCATTATACTTGTCCCCCTTTAAAATATTTCATTCTAGTCATATCTATCATTCCACCACCCATAGCTTTTTTTCTTTTCTTTTTTCCACCTGGTGTAACTTTACCTGAACATACAGCTGAACCGTACATGTTAGCATATGCTGAAGGATATACTTTGAATTTTCTTTTAGCGGCTGCTTTGCCTTTTGCACAAAGCTTTGCCATTAGACTTTTTTCGCTAGTTTCTTGTTCATTTTTTGTTGAACCGCTTCAGGTAGTTTTGAAAAACCTTTAAGTTTACTTGGAACATTTCCAGTCTTTTTAGGTGCAAACGTTTCTTTTATTTTTTGAATATTTGTTTTTTTCTTAGCCATGTCAGCTCCACCACCAAGTTTTCTACCAATTCTTCCACCGTCAGCTTTTTCTTCTCCTATAAATTTTTTAACTATTCTTTCGTTTCTTTTATCTTTAGCTACTTCTTTTGCTTTTTTAGAAGCTTGATCTATATTAAACAAAGTCTGTTTTAATTTTGCTTTTGAACCTTTTGTTTTTTGTTTTGCAATAGCTAATTTACTTTTAGCTTTTTCTAATGTTGTAGTAGGAACATTTGGTTTAACTCCAATAATAGTTGTTGGATTTCCTTTTACTCCAGGTTTTGCTGCACCCGTAAATGCTTTTACAAACCCTTGGAATGCATTGTAATATTTATTTGCCATTATTTTTTTCCTCCGCCGTTTTTAAAAATCTGTGTTCCCTTTATACCATAAATGCTCGCCACGACAAGTATCCATAAATTTGTGAACCATTTTGGAAGCTCTGAGAACATGTCGAAAAACAATTTTACCTTGTCCATCGCTGCCGGATCATCCGATACAACTGCCCAGGCCAAAATTGCTATGGGCAAACTTAAAATTATCAAAACGGCCTCGTCCTTCCAGTCCGATTGTCTGGCTTCTAAAAGTTTTCCTTGGTAAGCTTCTTTTCCTTCGGCCATACGAGATGCATGCATTAACTGTGCGTCTGACATCGCCATTTTAGTCTTCTGCTTGTTAGCATAAATTTTACTACCAGCAGAGACGGCTAATTTAATTGCCGAAAACCACATAATTTAGTACCAAGTAGCTGTTTTTTTCTTGTCAGCTAACATTCTTTTAGTTCCTCTAACTTTTTCCTTGTCTCCTGTAGGAATATAGTTGAAAGCACCATCAGCTGTAGTCTTAGATCTTGGATCTATCTCTACATTCTGTTCTGGAATGTTTATTTGCTTTGATTTTTTATAGTTTATCATATTTTTTACCTTTTTTAACTTATTATACCATTGTTAATTGTCAAGAACAGACATTTCTTTAACACCAGCTTTAGCTAAACTAGTATTAGCACGTAATTCTGCTAATTCTTCGTTCTGATCCATCTTATCTTCAGCTAATTCTCTTGCTTGCATTAATTTTGCTCTATCAAAATCAGCTTTTGTTGTATCAGCTTCTTTTTTTCGTTCATTTTCCATCGCTCTTAGGTCAACTTCACGTGATTTTAATTTTAATAATGGGTCTGCATCAAATTGTGAAGTAATTTTATTTTCTTCTTTCATAAATTCTTCAGTCATTTCTGCAATCAACACTGCTTTTCTTGCTTCAACTTGATTTGTAAGCATTTGTAACTGTTGTTGCATCTGAGGATTGTTTACAGACATCTGTTGCATCTGCTGCATGTTAGCCATTTGCTCCCTGAACTCTAATTGAACTTGTTCTTGAGCCATAATTGAAATGTGCTCTAAGATATTTTTTTGTATTGCAGCCATAACCGCAGGATTATTTCTAACCATGTTAGTTGACATAAAATTTAAGTGAGCTGTGATATGTGCTCTGTGGTCTTGACCAGGGAAAGCTTGAAAAGGTTTTCCTCCTAAAGCATTTATGTGTTCTAAACTTGGATCCATTGGTGCCATTGGCGCTGGTGGAGGTAGAACTGCATCAACATCTTTTACACCAATCGCATTATACATGTTTCTGTATATTTGATACATGTTGTGTAATTGTGGATTTGACGTTGCGATTTGTAATTGTGTTTGAGCTAAAGTTATTCTCTGAGACATAGAAAATATATTAGGGTCAGCAACTGGTACTACATCTACTCTATCATCAAAGTCAGCTTGCTTAATATTTCTTGCACCACCTACAACATCATAAGGATATTCTGGTGGTAAATATTGAGCAACTATTTTAGAAAGTAATTTAAATTCATTCTTCATTGCTGCATAACATCTTTTATGAATAGCAGACATTACACGTGATCCACGTTCAAGAAGTGCAACTGTAGTTCCTACTGCAGCGCCTTGGTTTCCATCGCCCACTTGCATATCAGCAATAGCCGCGAACCTTTGACCTGCACCAACTACAACACCCATTAATTGTAATAATGTTTGAGATGGTTCTTTGTATGGTAGAGGAAAGAATGCATCTCTTAAATTACCACCTGGTGCATCTACATCTTTAAATTCACCTGGTTGTATTGGTGATGCTTCATCTCTTACTCTAACTCCTCGTTGTTTAAATCCTGCTGGTAGGTTTGATAATGTCCCTGCATCTAATAATTGACGGAGAGCAGCCGTTGCCGTTCTGCTCAATCCGCCAATCATGTGAATGAGTCCAAAGCCATAAAATCCAAGTCCTGGCAGAAATTTGAAGTGGACGAAATATTGGATCTTAGTTTTCTTTAGATCATCGGGCGCATAGTTTCGTCTAATAGACAAAACTTTTCTACTACCTTCATCGACTGTAACGAGGTAAGGTAATTTTATTCCAGTTGGTTCTCCATCAGATCCAACATCTTCGAAACCTTCTAAGTCTAAATTAACATGACACTCTAACAAAGTGTAAACAGGTTCGTTCTTACCTGTCTTCTTAGTTCCTTCTAGCTCACGTTCTTTTTTAGATAGCTCTCCATTGGTATCTGTACCTGGAGGACCTAAATCAACGTCACTATAGAAACCATTGACTTGTTGTTTTCTTAATTCGTTTTCTGAAATTTTCACGGTATGAATAACTGCTTCCGCATCATCTAATGAGGTAGCTGTATACGGTACAATTAATTCATCCGCTGGTACAAACTTCGATACCACTCTTCCAAGTGGTACGTCGTAGTAAACTTTTTTAAATGTAGATCCAGCTAGTGGTAAATGAAATAACATAGAATCAAATTCTGATTCAT